GCATGTGTATATCCAGCCCGAGTCTGTGTATAAGATACCAAGTACAGATTTTGCTTTATGGTATTTACCAGAATTGGGTGATCAGAAGGATATTACAGAATATTTACCTAGTTATATACCTCAAGGAAAAACTTTTGAAGCTTTTATGATGTATAACAATAATGGTACTATTGAGAAATATGATAAAATGTTGGTTCATAGAACAAGTTCACGTTCAACAGAAGGTGGACATTTTGAATCAGTTACTTATTCATTTCCTGGACAAACCTTCAAAGGTTTATGTATGGCTACCGTTATAGCTAATGATTTAAAAACTCACCCTTTTATTGGTGGTTTTCATCTTGCTGGTAGTGGTAGTGCCGGAGCCGCAGGGTTCATTACTAAGGAACAAGTGGAATCTGGTATTACCGAATTGAATAAAAAAGCGGGCATCATGATTTCTCATAGTGCTACTCCTTTTCAAACTACTATTTTAGGAGTTAATGTGGGACCTTTATTGGAACCACACGAAAAGGCAGTTGTACATCAACTTAAACCCGAAGCAAAATGTACTGTTTTTGGTCAACACAATCAGCCAAGAAGTACGCCTTCATCCAAAGTTGTAACAAGTATGATTTCGAGTGCTGTAACAAAGCACTTAGATTTACCAAAAATACATGGTCAACCTTGTGAGATGAAAGATGATAGGCATAAATTAGTTGATATTGAAGGAAAAACCGATACAGCATACAAATTCCAATTAGATTCTTTTAACAAAGCGTATGATGATTATTCAGATCAAATTATGAATGGTCTTAATGATAAACATTATGCAAAAATCGGAAAATTAAGTGTTGATGCCATTTTAGCCGGATATGACGGTGTACAAGGTATTAACTCTATGGAATTTAGTACTGCAGCTGGTTTTCCTTTAAAAGGAACTAAAAAACAGTTTGTTGAGGAATCCCAACGTTTCGTTGAGGGAATTTCCTGTCCGCGTGATTTGGATGAAGAAATTCTTGATGAAATGAAACGTATTGAGAAGGAATTGAGTGAGGGGAAAAGAGTGAATACTGTATTTAAGGCTTCGCTCAAAGATGAGCCTGTTAAAACTACGAAAAAGAAGGTTCGTGTTTTTGCTGGTTCAAATATGCCATTTACCATGTTAGTGCGCAAATATTATTTGACTCTTTCTGCTTTAATGCAAGATGAGAAAGAATTATTTGAATGTGCTTGTGGTATAAATGTGTATTCTCCTGAGTGGGATGATCTTATGCATCATGTTTTTAAACATGGTAAAGATCGTATGATTGCTGGAGATTACAAAGCATTTGATGGCAGAATGTCGCCAAGATTTATGTTGGCCGCATTCAAAATCCTTATTGAAATTGCTATTAAGTCTGGAAATTATGATGATGAAGATATCACTGTAATGAGAGGTATTGCAGCTGAAATCACAAACCCGACTTATGATCATTTTGGTACTTTGATTCAATTTTTCGGATCAAATCCATCAGGACATCCTTTAACTGTTGTTATTAATTCAATAGTGAATTCTCTTTATATGAGATATTGCTATTATGAGATTGCAAAAGAGGAGAAATGGTGGAAAATACCAAAATTCAATAAGGTTGTAGCATTAATGACTTATGGTGACGATAATGTAATGTCTGTTGCCAAAGGTTATGATGCATTTAACCATACTCGAATTGCTAAAACTTTGGCAAATGCTGGATTAGAATATACTATGGCAGATAAGGAATCTGAATCTGTACCGTATATTACGGCTGCAGAAGCAGGTTTCTTAAAGCACAATGCTGTATATGATGAAGATTTAAAACTTTATCGTGCAGTTATTGAAGAAAATTCTATTCAGAAAACATTACATACTCATTTAAAAAGTGATGTTTTGTCGGAG